CTACCAGCTAACCAAAACGAAGTTAAAAGATTTTCGTTTAACTTGCTGTTCCAAGGTGACTATTTTGAGTGGTATCCACCGTTCTGCTTTGATGATTTTAGCTAATAAAAATGTTAGATATTTTGGCAGATAGCACTAAAAGTTTAGCAGTATTAATTAATTGCCGCAAAGAACGTAATGTACTTAGATGTGGTGCTGCTATGTTTCGTGGTGGATTATCTGGTACAATTGTAGTAAGCAATGAATCTAACACTTTTACAATTAAAATACCAGATTCTGTGGCAAAATCCGCCACCAGGGAAGTTTATGCAGATTTACAAGAACTATTGGAGTTTGATTTAGTATGAATTTTAATTTTATTATTGGCAAAAAGTTACCTGAAATCGTATGGGTTGGCGTATCTGACAATGATGGCAATCCAGTAGAAGGTTTATACTTAGCTAAATATGGACATATTAAGGTAATTGAACGTAAGTTTACTTTTGAAGCAGAAAAATCACGCGCACAAGCGCAAGGTATTGCTACTAAACTGATTCAAAGAATTGCTCAAGAAAAGGGTTTAACAATTGACGAAGTTACCAGAATCTTATCTCCTAGGACAGCCGGTAGCACGGAAGTGGACAATGGTGATTTGCTACTACAGTACGCAGATTCCTTTACCGAGCTAAATCTACTATCTGGCTATTCTGAAAACGAAATTGGTGCAGCTGCTACTACCGCTTTAATACAAACTAGAGCAGCTTATCCTATTGTATTAGCAGATAAAGTTGTAATTAATGATAAGAAAGCAGTCATTGAACCATCTGAACCAGTGCTTAATTCTCGTCAAGTAATCCGATTTGGACACACAAAACTAGTAGTAGATGGCAATTACCCTCCCGATACAGAAACCATTAGAATAGCGCCCGCTGGAGGGACTTTAGAGATTGGTGCAGTTGGATTTCTGGGTACTAATAAATCTTACCTACTTGGTTATCCAGAATGGACTTTAGAAGACACGTACAAACTAAGCGAAGCACTAGTAGAGAAAATCTATGAGTTCTACCGCAACGAGTCCAGTCGTTGGCAGGAATTACCAGTTGTAGAAGACAATTCTAACGCCGAGGGGGAGGAATTGAGTCTACCAGCAGCGAAATAGATTGGGATAAACTGTATTGGCGTATACAATCCTACAGAATACAAGATAGACGTTTTAAAGATTGGGATACTTTCTTGCAACAACCAGACTACATAGTGTTCCAATGTATAACCGAAATGGAATCTATCTATATGGAAAAAGCCAATACAGAAGCCCGTATACACGCTATTGGGTGGGCTGGTTTATTTAATGGATTTAAAGGGAAAGATGACCCGGCTATTAACTTTGCGGAATTACTACCTTATCCTGATAAAGTTAATACAACTTCTAGAAGTAAGCTAAGTGAGAAAACTAAGCAAATAATTAAAGAGGCTATACGTAAACGAGAGCTACCTACCGCTACACTAACCTCTTTAGCAATGCTATTAGATAACTAACCGGAGATTTATCCGGTTTTTTTGTACAAAAACTTATATTTTAGTTTCAGTAAGTCCGTAAAATCTTTGGTGTTATGGTTTCCCCAGACTGGATCCGACTTAGACTTTATCCAGTTTTCGCTAGAATGGCATATCTTGGTATGGCAGTGCTTGCAAACCGGGAAAATATTGATACCATATTTATCTCCAGACTTGCGGTAACTAGTATGATGGATTTCTTCAGAAGGATTAATCCCGCAACAGCAGCAACGCCCACCAGTCTTTAAATGCGCTTTGTGTACGCGTTTTTTGTATTTTTTTAGGTTTCCGTATCTGGCATTGTAGTTACTTTGTGTCATATTTGTTCCTGGATCAACGATAATAAATCTGTGCTACAATAAGAGAGTACCGCAGTTCTGGCAAGATTACCCGGAATTATAGCGCACCATTGAGTAGGGCAATGGAAACAATCTGACTAGAACTTAAATAACGAAACTCTTTGTTGGCAACAGTAGCATTAAAGCCCGGTATAGCACTATGGGAAATCGGTTTTGCAAACTTCTTAACGTTTTTAATTGTAATCCCGTAACCCATGTAAACATTTAAGTAGCTGCTTATTTCTATAGTAGACATATTTAACTCAGTCTGTAGTTCTTCCCAGTCTTTAATAGATTTTTTACAAATCAAAGACCCATTAAAGCTCCCTACAATATGTTTAGCTTCGCGGTCATAGATAAGCACAAAATCTAAAAACCGTGGTTTATTTTTACGTAGCTCTATGGTTTTTTTACCATTTAAAATACTTAGCGTATTAAGACTAGAAAAGCCAAGTATTAAAGCTCTTTCATCTAATCCTACTTCCTCTAAATCTGCATTGTAAGAGAAAAAACTATTAAGCCCGGCTTTTTGATCAAACTTCTTATGTTGATGTACTAATTCATCGTAGTAACTTGGCACAAAACCTTGTCTTTGTTGCATCGTAGCTAGATATCTGCACGCACTTTCTGGATCATACTGAAACATAGACCATACTAGTTTACATATACTTTTATAATACATCTGTTTATACGGCATATCTTCATAGCGTTTAAGCATTTCTATTATTTTATAGGCATATTTTCTAGAGTTATTAATATCTAGGGCATAACTTAAAGCACTAGGTGGACTGTAATCCCAAACATCCCAAACGGTATCCGGAACATGATGGCATCCAAAAATAATATTGCGGGTTTGGTCTTCTGTTTTGTCTAAAGCAGTTTCTCCTGTAGTCCAGGAATTTCCAACTTGTATCTGATCTAACAGATGTTGCAATTTTTTAACGGGTTTAGCCATTTCTGTTTTACCTTGTTTATTCTTGTTTTATGTTCATAATATCAAAAAATCTTTACTAAAACTACTTGACAAACACGGGAAAACTAAATATAATAATAGGTACAGAAAGCGGAAAAAGTTGTTATGTTAAGAGAGTACCAACAAAAGGTAGTAAACGAAGTTTATGCAATGTACCGTAGTGGCTTACGGTCTGTGTTAGTGTATGCGCCTACGGGAGCAGGCAAGACGCATATCTCATCTAAGATTATTGCAGATGCACTTACAAAGGGACGTAGGGTATTGTTTCTAGTTCACCGTACTAAATTAATAGAACAGACGGTAAATACCCTAACAAAAGCTTATGGCATTAAGTTAGACCAAATAGGTGTTATAGCACCAAATTATGAGCCTAGCTACGGATGCCCAATACAAATAGCTATGCTACAAACAATTGCTAAACGTAAGCATTTGCCACAAGAAATAGGACTAGTGATACTAGACGAGGCACACACTACCGCTTATTACTCTACATTTAGGCGTATACAAGAGTATTACAGTAATGGGTTAACATTTTTATCTAGCTGTATGTTTTTGGGACTTAGCGCCACTCCATGGCGTACCAAGAAGACAGAGGGTTTTTGTACGTTCTTTCAAGGGATAGTACGCGCACCATATCCACAACAGCTTATAGACCAGGGACATTTAGTGGAGGCACGTCATTTTGGTTATAATGGACTGATTGACTACAGCCAACTAGAGTCTAAAGATGGTGAGTTTACGCAAACTAGCTTGGAGTTGGTTTGCGGTGAGGAACTAAACCAGTCAGTGATAAAAGAGTTCTTGGAAGTTTGTCCCACACGTAAAGCCATAGCATTCTGTGCTGGCGTTAAGCAGGCACAGAACTTAGCGGAACAATTTAATAGTGCTAATATACCAAGTGAAGTCATTTCTGGCGATTTACCGGAAGTAACCCGGAATGGAATCTATAAAAGATTTAAGCAAGGCGTAACACAAATTATAACCTCTGTAGCAGTTTTAACCGAAGGATTTGACGAACCGTCTTGTGACTGTGCTATAGTGGCACGCCCTACAAAATCTAGAGCTTTATGGGTGCAGATGGCAGGACGCGCTCTAAGACTGTTTGAAGGCAAGACAGACGCATTTATATTAGATTTTGGGGAGAACTGTCAGCGATTAAAATTATCAACTGCTAAACATAAAACTTCATTATGCGCCTCCAGAGAACCACAAGAAGGAGAGATGCCAATGAAGACTTGCCCTAACTGTCAGGCAAAGGTTCCTAGTTTTGCTAAAATCTGTCCAGAATGTGGGCATATATTTGAAAAGGATATGGAAGACCAATCTGGAGAAGATGTGGTGTTTGGCGAGATTCTAAGCGATGAGGAAAAGGAAAAAATTGGTTATTTACGGGCGCAAGTTAAAAAAGCCTACAATGCTAAACGCAGTGTACCAAGAGTATTCTGGTTATTTGCAGAACGGTACGGACATAGCCCCAAAGACCGGTACTATTATAATTGCATATTTAGAATGCCTAAAAATCCTCATTCTAATCTTATAGAAGCAAATAAACAAGAATATTTGCGGTATCTAAAGAAACTTAAACCAGCTGCACCGGATGGATGGATACATACTCATTTAAGACGGGAATTTGGGGATAGATACTACAGACAACTACAAGAGATTAACTGGTGGGATATCCTGGAAGTTCCAAAACTATGTGGAGACTGGAGTCAAATAGCGTTTAGCTATGGACGTAAAATACTAGAAGTCAACTCCCCACAGGAAGCAGCACTACTTAATTTTGCAATAGACGAAGCCACTGAGTTTTTCCGTATTAAAAATATCAAAAGTGCTTAGTCTTAAATATCCAAAAATCTTCTAACCTGCTCAAAAGTTGCTGTAAATCCAGAAGTAGTATCATTTAGTATCTGTACAGACCATTCACTACACGCATATAAATTACCATCATCTGTAGTGCCGTCCAAACTGTCTAACGACAATCTAAATGCTCTGCCATTTCTTTCTTTTAAGAAGGCATCCACATCTAACGCTTTGTTATTGGGTAGATTAACTGATATACTCCAAGAAGATGTAGTAGGATTTATGGTATACTTACTAGAGCGACCCTCCACACCATTATCTCCAAACTTGGATATATTTAATGCAGGAACTTCTGTGATAGAATTATCCCAATTAGGTATAAGCGGAATCAAAGGAAAAACCATATATGATGACAATTAGGCTAGAAGGTGAATTAGCAGATTTATTTATAGATACTATTGACTTAGCTGTATCTACTGTAGGAGAGGCTATACGCGCATTAAAGGCTAACTTTGACGGGTTCTTTGATTACTTACAGAAATCTAGTAGTCGTGGTGTATATTATAAAGTATACGTCGGACATCAGCAAGTGGGAGAACCAGAGTTAATTTGCCCAATAGCCAAAAAAGTTAAATCTATTAGAATTGTGCCAATATTTAGGGGTGCAGGTGGAGAGGGTACTCAATGGTGGCAAATATTAGCTGGCGTAGGTCTTATTGCTGCTGCTTTTGTTTTACCAGCAATAGGAATTGGATTAGGTAATACAATATTTACTGCGTCACAACTTGCGACAGTAGGTAGCTATTTATTATTAAGTGGTATTTTATCAATTTTTCAGCCTAAAAAAGAACTAGACAAAGAAGAGAAGCAGTCTAATAGTTTTAGCCCAGTAGAAAATGCCGGAGAGGGCGGGCGTGTGCCAGTAGTGTATGGTATAATGATGGTTGGTATAGTACCAATATCTGTTAAATTAGACTCTAATATTGTTGGGTAACTAAGTATGTCTAAAAAAATAAATAGAGAAAAATCTAAAGGATTTTCTGGTAGTTTTGGAGGTGCTAAAAATGCTGCTAGTAGAACTCAAACTCCAGTTAGCGGACGGTCTACTTCTACCGCTTATATTTTAGGTGCTTTAAGTGAAGGAGAAATTGAAGGCCCAATTGGCGGGGTAAAAGGTGTCTATTTAGATGAAGTCCCAATCCAAAATGCTAATGAGAGTTACAACTTCAAAGACTATGAATTTTACTTTAGACCTGGATCCCAAATACAAAACAACATAGAATTTAATACAGGACAAAGAGATTTTGTGCCTACAAATACTGGGCTATCTAACTACAATGATGTTCCACAAATTTTTATTTATAATAATTCAGGTATTGCTATAACCTTTTTATTTTTTGAAGTAATTTTAGAAGCATTTGTTCCAAGCAGTTCTTTTTATATTATATTTGGCAATGCTAATCGTCTGGTTTTTCCTGGAATAAAATTTAGGCTTAGCTACACTTTTAATCAAGATGACTCCGGTTGGACTCCATATTGGGAAGAGGTTGTTGGAGGAAACGATTTTGCAAGTTCTATCGAACAAACAAGCGTTGAATTGCCGTCCTATGCAATAGCATACTATTTAAAATCATCGTCTACTAAACGTACTCCGGTAATAAGTTTTAGCACCCCAAAAACATTTGTAAAAATTAAAATAGAAAAACTGCCATTAGGAAACGAAACTAGAAGTATAGAAACGTTTAGAGGAACTGCTTATGACTACGAATATGCTCTTTATGATTATTATTTATATCAGCCATTTCCGTTAATAGAGGATGGGGACAACGCAGAAGCAGTTGAGCTAAACAATCTTAGCAACGGCAAACACTTTCAAGTAAACCTTAATTTAACAAAATATTGGGGAACTAGTGTTGGATTTAATAAACAAGTATCCCTAGAAACACCAGTACAAATAGCAGTAAAAAACAACTTAGAAATTACCAGGCAATTTACAAATGAGACTTTACAAGCTATAAAAGTTAAACTTGCATTTACGCTACAACGATTTGATGATCAAGGTAACACTTTTGGAGAAAGAGTAAATTTTAGAATTTTTGTTAATGAGCGCGGTATGGGTTTTCCGGAAGTTGCACAAGTAAATAGTTTTTTTGAAGGAAGATATTCTAGTCCTACAGAAGTAGATTTTTTAATACCTGTAACAAGATCAGTAAATCCGGATAACAATACTTTTCAGATTAGAGTTTATAAAGATACACCAGAAGCTAATATCCCAAATACTCAGCAAGAAATAGTGTGGGTAAGTTATACACAAGTTACGTTTACTACTTTGAACTATCCTAATACTGCTATAGCTGGGTTTAAATTTAATACTGAATATTTTCAACAAATACCATCAGTTGCTATTAAACTAGCCGGTAGAAAAATCCAAATACCTTCTAATGCCACAGTAAACACTTACAATTCCCAAGGAGTACCAAATAACCCCCAAACAAGATATTTAACTTTTAACGGGAACTGGAATGGAACCTTTATAACACCACCATCCGCATGTAGTGACCCAGCATGGATATTATACGATTTATTAACAAACACTAGATACGGATTAGGTAACTATATTGATACTAGTCAGATAGATAAATGGGGTTTGTACGAAATTAGCAAATATTGCAATGAATTAATAGCAGATGGTAGCGGTCAATCCGAACCAAGATTTAGTTGTAACGTAAAATTAGAAGGCAAAGTAGAAGCGTATCAGGTTATACAAAACCTAGTATCAATATTTAGAGGCTTTGCTTACTGGCAAGCTGGAGTAGTGTCTTTTGCGGCAGATGCTAGTGGTAGTGTGGTGCATCAATTTACACAAGCAGACATAGAGGAAGGTTCTTTTACGTATAGTAGAAGTGGATTAA